TTCTTTTGGTATGTCGTAAGTTTCGCAAAGGTAAATAACTAACTGGCGAGTGCTTTCTATTTGTTCGTCGGTGTATTTAAACCAGTGCTTGTAACCTTTGTATGGTGTGTCTAAAGTTGTTACCATAGAATCCATAACGCGGCCACCTACATAGTTGTAAAATTTACCGTCTTTTTCTTTTAAGTATCCCCAGTTGCAAACCTCAATTCCTACTGATGACTTGTTAAGGTTTGTATAAGGTACACCTTGGGCTTTAAATTCCTTATCGCCTATACCTAAATGCCAAGACCAGTGCTTAGACGAAAAGCATTGTACTATTAAACCGTTTTGTCCTATAATAAATGCCGTAGCTATTCTCTCCGTGTTTCCGTTCCAATACCTACTAACCGCCTCGGCATTGCCACCGCCCGCGGTATGGTGTAAATATATTTGGGTTTTGTTACTTTCCTCGGCAAAAAATTGCGTTTCTTTTAAACGTACTTGTTTAATTTTAGAAATATCTAGCTTCATAACTTGTATTTAAAAGCGCAAATGTCAAGTTTTTTGCGCTATTTACGGGACTTTATTTAAGTTCCTCTAGTTGCTCTTTGCTACGCTTTACAAATTTTATAAACTTATCCCAAACATTAACACCAGTAACTGAAAAGTAGCTTTCGTTTATGCTTTTGATTTCGGTAACTACGCAAAAGAAAGTAAACATTTTTGTTAACACTAGATCCACCGCAACAAATTGCCCTAGTATGTCGGCTACTATGTATTTTTCAAGTAAGAATATAAACACAATAGCACCGGAATACAAAAGGCTTTTACTAATTGTATGGCTCAAACGTCTAGAACGAATAGAGGTCCATCCGTTTTTCTTTACGCTACGCCAAATACCAAAGGCGGTATCTAAAACAATAGCTAGAATAGCAATAAAAACAAGTGGCTTAACTGGCGCCAAAACGGCGAAAAGTGCAAAGGCTAATATTTGGGTTTTAGTTGTCATTAGAAAACCATTATAGAATTGTTATAACCGTTGTCGTCGTAACGTTGGCCACAACGTCCGTAACAAGTACCTACACAATTACACGCGTCAATTTGTGGGCGTAAATCCGTGTCCCGGTTTTGTAAACTAGTAAATTCGGGAAACAAATTTTTATTAGCTAGCAACCATTTAGACAAACGCATCTCAAAAAAACTAGCTTTTTGTGCGTAGTGTTCCATTGAAAAAGCAACCTCGGCACGGCTAACGCTATTTGAATAGTCGCCGCTTTGTGTTTGTAGACCTTTGTTTTTAAGTTGGTAAGATAGCCCGAAAACTGCATCCTCAGCCGAACGCCACGCTACAACGGGTTGTATAAACGTTACTAGGTCTTCTTCGTCTGGTGTTAACGTTTGATTATTGTAGGCGTCTAGTAGGTGGTTGTAAAACACGGACCCAAGAATAGGTTGTACCCTTAAGTCCGATTGCGTTTTTATGTACGGTGTTACGTCTGTAACGTCTACGTTCGCCGTTATTGGCGTGTTCGTCTTTAGATAGTTTTCGGTAATAAAGTAAATCATTTCTTAAATGTTTGGGAGGGTTCCGATTGTGCTACTACGTCGCCACCTTCAACTGGTGGTAAGCTTGCAAGCGCTCTAATTTCGTTCGGTGTCATGGTGTCAAGAACTTTTGTGGCTACCAAAGGCGACATAGCGTTCAATGCGTCTTGGGTTTTACTAGCGTCGCCCTCAACCTCTACAATAGTTTCGTTTATAATCTGGAAATTCTTAATAGAAAACGTAGCAGTCAAACGGCAAACGTTTAATAGTTCTTGGAAAATTTCGGTAACTTGTTCACGTAACGGAATAACCACGTTTTTTTCGAATATTACGTAGGCTTGTTTAATGTCAGCACCACCACCTAGCGATCCCGTAGTACGAACACCCATTAATATAGGGTCTATTGTATGGGAAAAACAAATTTGTTCTGTATTCAAAGCGCTAGCTTCTTGAAACAGTTTGTCGTTTTGGTTTGTAGGTATGCTTTCGATTTTTGGTAATTGGTCTTGGCTATTAGCAAAGAAGGCCACACCTTTACCAGCATTGGCCGCGCCTTTCATACGGTCGATTGTGTCGCGTAGTACCTTCTTTTCTTCTTCGCTTTGTGGGCGTTTAGGGAAAAGCATAGCAAAAGACGGAAAAATAGAGTTCTGAATGTTCGACTTTGCGAAGTATGAAAGCTCCCCGGATAGGAAAGCAAAGTTTAAAGCGCTAGAATACTGCGGCAATGGGTAGTAGTCTTGTCCAATACTAGGTAATTCGTAGGCCCATAGCTGGCACTTGTCCGAATTAAGTGGGTGGTAAGGTGTAACCGGTTCAACGTCTATTCTTGACGACCAGTCGTCGCACAAATAGTAGCAGTTCTTTTTGTTATTGATCCGTACTTTTTCGGGGCTTACGTTTTCGATTGTTTTAACCTTTCCTTTTTCGTCAAAATACAACTTAAAATACACACGGTTGTGCATTACTAATTGTTTAGTAACGGCTTTAACCGACTTTGAAAGCTTCATTTTCTTTTCGAAAGTATACAAAGCTAGTTTTTCGTCTGGTGTAAGCTTGTCCGTTTTTAGTTCGTAGCCCGCACCGATTGCCGCATTAACTTTAAAGTCTACAATAGCACCGTGAAGTGGCGACATATAGTAAAGTTGGTTTAAAGTTTCCGGAAAAAGGTTGTCTTGTCCAAATGGCACATAGCCCGCCACTTGGTAGCGTCCGTTTACGTAAGGTAAAGTTAAGTTACCGCCACCAATTTTACCAAAAGGCGTACTAAAGCTTTGATAGCCCTCTAAAATTTCAGTCTTTGGTTGTTTGAATCTATCGAAAATTCCCATTTTTTAGTCGTATATTGAAGATACGGCAACACCAGCAACTACCATGCGGCCTTCTTCTATTAAATTTAAGTCTGTTTCGTCCGTGTTTTCGTCTACTATTATAGCCGTAGGGCTTTCGTATACGCTATATTTATATTGGCCTTTGGTTAGTTCTACGTCTACGCCTTCTTCTAAAGTGAATAAGTTGTATCTAGTAGGCCAGTTGCTTAAATCGGTACCCGCCCAATAGATAGGCTCTACGGCGGTGTTATATTCGCCCTCAAACACGAACAAATAGTAGGGGTTTGTTAACGTTGTAACCTCGCTCAAAGTCAAAGCAAACGTATTTATTTCCCCTTTGTCTATGTAAATCATAACTATATTAACTTTCAAAACCTTAACGTTCAAAAACACAAAACCCCCATTAAAGGGGGCTAGTGTTATTCGAATAAAAGGGCTTAATTAAACAGTAAGACCAGCAATGATTGTAGGGTCTACTTCGTAAGCCAAAGTTTCGTTCTCCGCAAGTAGGGTTAACGAATATTTTGAACCATCCGCACGGGCCACTCCGGAACCTTCGCCGTATGCGCTAACTTGTAAGAATGGGAAATACCAAAACTTACCGTTTGCATCTCCGATAACCGCGTTCAAGTATTGTTGGCCAGCGCCCAATACTTTAATAGCGCGGCTTTTTTCTTGGTCGCGTCGGTGGAACATTAAGTTAACTGTTTGCGTAACGTAGCTAGAACCGTTAACTAAATCAATAGTTCCATCTTCGGTAAAGCTTCCAGTATTGCGTTTAAATTCTAAAGGCACGTAAGGTGCGGTGTGAGTAATTGCGGTTACCTCCCAGTTAGTACCGGTTTCGAGGGTTGTAATTCCCGTAATATTGTCTTGTTGGTTGATCAACAAAGTATAAATTCCGCCCGAATTGTTCAAGCAGTCTTTTAGGATTTCTTCTAAAGTAGCACAAGCCATAATTTCTATTTTTTTTTAGTTATAAAAAAGGGCGGCGTTTTATGGCCGCCCCGTATACATTTATATTGTGTCTATTGATTAGTCGAAACAAACGTTATAAACAACAATTTGTGAAGGGTTCGTATAGTGGAAACCAGCTTTCAAGTTCGCACGTGTACGGATATAAGGCTCAGCAACTGAATCAGAAAGGTTAACCGCTTTCAATGCTTTAGCGTCGCCCTCTGCGTCAAACGCATAGATAAGGTCTGTCTTTAACGCGAGTACCATTGTGTTAACTGGTGCGCCAGATGCAAGAACAATTTTAATACCTAGGAAAGTAGGTGCTAAAGGTGCAGTAACGAATGTTAAAGTGTTACCAGATGCAGCAGCAATTTGGTAGTTTACAAAAACGTCGCTAGAAACAAACAAACGAAGGTCGCCACGTAAAGCTTGTACAGCCGCTGGTGAACTTTGAAGTACCGTAGTCATGCGAGCAAGTACGTTTGAAGACGTGATAGCGTCAGTATACAAACCGATTACGTCATTGTCAGCACAAAGTTTTTTCATGTAACCATCACACAAAGACAAAACATCGTCTTCGCTTTCTGTGTCGCCTTGCCAACGGATCAACTCTAGGTCGTTACCGATACGGTTAGCCATTTCGTTCCAATAGTAAGACATGAAAGAAGCTACGGTAAAGTCGCCGTTTGAACCTTGGGACATTTGCAAAGCCAAGAAAGATTGCTCGAGGTCAAATTGACAAATTTGGCTCATGGCTGAAAGCGCACATACGTCAATATCAATAGCATCAAGGCTATCACTAGGGGCAGAAAAGTTACAGTTAGACGGTGCAAGTAAGTTGCCAAAAGTAACGTTAGCCAATTTAGTAGCTGACTTAATACCCGGCAATGTACGGTAATTGTCCGCAATGTCTTCGGTTAAATAAGCTTTTGAGTAGAACTCGTCTGGGTTAGGACACAGTAACGCGTTTGTTTCTACGTCTAGGTCAAATTTTAAATTTCTCATTTTTTTTGGTTTTATTTTGTTTTTATTTAGTTACTTGTTTGATGCG